AGAACCAAAGTAGAAGCCGATTATGCTACTTACAATTGCCATTTCATCATCAGAAAATACTAAGCCCATTGCTGTTGTAAACTCCACACCAGTATATATCGCCCAGATAAGACCAGCCACATCAACAAAAACAAGCAGCCCAACAAAGGTAAACGCTATTATAGGGCGAACCTTAGCATTTAAGTCTACAGTAGCTTGCGAAGCCTTGTCCATCATTTTCATGTCGTGGGTATATAAAGCCTCGCGCTCTTGCGCGTAAGTTTGCACTTCAATTTCTTCTAACTTAATGGCCTCAATCTTTTCCTGTGATGCAAAGCCAGCTGCAGCCATAGCTGCCTCACGTTCTGTTTGCAAACGAGCCATATTCATTTCGTGCTTTTGATCTCCCTTTTGTTGGAAGAAGCCTAGTATACTGGGTAGTGCGGAAGACCCTATACCTAATAAACCTGAGATAATAGATAACATAATTAATTTCCTAGTGGGTTAGAAGTGGCACGTTTAAGTGCTTTAAGTTGTGATTCGATGCCTTCACGGGTAGCTTTCATTTCTTCGCGTACACCCATCAAAGACGCAGCGGTTTCACGCACATTACCGTTAGTTATTGCTTTAGCCTCGTTAGCAGTGCCAATAGCGTTAGATACCTTCTCTTGCATTGATACTAATTGGTTTGATGTAGTAACCATACTGTCTTTTACCGTGTTTACAGACGATTGTTGGGCAGCTAACTGCACTTTTAACGCGTTTACTTCCGCCTTTAGTTCAGTATCATCATAAGGCTTGTTAGCCTCAATCATTTCAGTCGCCGCTATAACTCGGTTGTAGGTCGTTATACCTACGTAGACTGTCCCACCTAGTGGCGCTAATACCCCAAAAACCACTACTAATAGCGTTTTCGCTGAGTAGTTCGAGTAAGATTCCTTGATTTCTTCCAAGCTCATATGGTAACTCCTGCTGGTATGCCAATGCGTCGTTCAACTGTATCTCCTGAACTTGCATCGGCTTGTTTAAAATTTCTAGGCTCATTACTAGCCCGAATCCCGGTACTAACGTTTTCCCTGCCGGCACTTGTGGCTGCGATGTAGTCGGTGTAGTCTCGCTCGACGTGGTCGGAGATTGCTGGGCGGACTGTGTTTCCGACGTGGTCTCCGCAGTGTTTGCAGGGGAAGCTTGTGTGTTCTGCGTCTCTACTGCGGATGTTTCGGGTTGCTGTACCACTGTTTCCTGCATCGTTGGGGATATTGGACTCACTGGATTCAACGGACTGCTCATGTTCGTTACGTTGGTTGGACTCTTGACGCAAGTGTCCTGTGTCACCATCCACTCGCTCCACACAGGCTCGCTGTAAGGTGTCGCGCAACTCGATAGCCTGTTCTCCGTTACTGCTCCCACGTAATCCTCTTGACATGCTAACGTCCTAACCTGCGTTGATGCCGAACACGTTGCCGGGTCTGGCGTACATGAATTTGAAACCGTTGTCCAACTGCCTTCCACAGCCTGTCCATACGGATCGGGACACGTATTGACTTTGTTCTGCTGAATAGATCCTGAGAAGTTTACGGGGCATGTTAAGGCTTGGCTTTCCACAGTTGGCTGACACGTTGGAGGAGCTGCTTGGCATGACCTAGCAATTTCAAACCATCCTGAGTCGATTGGACTTCCGTAGGGGTCGGGGCAGTTTTGTTCTTTTTTGTACGTGACCGCGCCGACTTGGTTACTCCCACAGGTTTGCCTTTCTTCGGTGACGACACTGTAGGAGCAGGTGGGCGGATTGTCTGTACAATTGTTTGAAGTAGTGACCCAATCTGTGTAAGACTGGCTTTGACACTGGTATGTGCGACTTTGATTGATTGTACCGCTTTGGTTAGGCCCACAACTAAGGGATTGGACTTCAACGTTGTCAGCGCAAGCTGGAGGCGGAGGCGGAGCAGGTTGTCCGCATTCTGGTATGCCTGGGTAATACTGACATGCAAGCTGCTGACAAGCTTGCATAGTAGTGCCTTGAGCGACGCCAAGGCTTGAGTAAACAGGGCCGTAATCCGCCCACTGAGTTGCGAAACAATATGCGTAAACATAACTACTCCTTAGAAGAATCAGGCAGAGGAGTGATAAGAACGAAGTCTTTACCATAAATTTCCTCAAACCAGTTTGGGTGTAAGTCATACCAAGCCTTTCTCGCTGCATCGCCAATAGCACCTCCTATAGGACAAGGTGAACCAGACATCTCCATTGCCACCCAGTTTTCATGTGTAGCTGCACAGGCGAGAGACACTGCCGCGACCTTTAGGCCACTGTCGCTTAAGAACTTAGCCCAACGCAGTCTAACGCAGTTGTTGTCGGTAATCATCGTGCCACCTGCTACAGAAAATACGCCCCCGTTAACAGCACCACTGACACCAATGCCGCAAACATCTTGACTGAAAGCTGACATCGAAGGAGCCATAGCAGAGGGGACAGGTTGTCCTTTGTAACTAATAACCGTTTCTTCTGCATGAGATGCCCCCACGGCTAAAAATTCACCGAGTAAAAGACCTAATATTATATAAAAGGCGTTCCGCATTTTAAGCAGTCCTGTTCCACATATACACTACGACGTATGGTTGCAAGTTAGCGTTAGTGCCACTTACGCCTGAAGACGCGTTAGTAGTTGCAACAGTAATGCCTGTAGTAGCAGAGGCTGATGTAGCGTTTACAGAGGTGTTACTTACCCCAATCTGTGTTTGGTTAATTCCGCCAGAGTTAGTGTTCCCAGGCAAGTTATGTTGGTGGCCAGGGTCGGTTACTACAGAAGTAGCAGTGTGGGTATGGCTTACAACAACTGCATCTGCGCTACCACCTGTTGCACCTGCTGAGAACCCGCCGCCATTACCAATCATTACTCGGCCAGCACCAAATGCTACCCAAGTACCAAACCCAAATAATGTATTTGGGTTAGTAGCTACAGTAGATGTATAGATCGATCCTACTGGATACACTACTTGAAGGGCATTCGCTATAGCCGTCGCAGTAAATGCAGTAGTTGCTACTGTTGTGTTATTTGTGCCCGCAGTTTGTGTAGCTGCTGTAGGCGATGCACCTGTAAGATTACCGCCTATTGAAAGACCTGCCGCGGTACCAGTAATATTAGTACCCACTAACGCAGAAGGTGTGCCTAAAGCAGGCGTGACTAAGGTTGGGCTATCACTCAATACTACACCACCTGTACCAGTGGCTGCTGAGGTAGAGCCTGTACCACCATTTGCCACTGCTAATGTACCGGCCAGGGTAATGGCACCTGTCGTAGCGGTAGAAGGGGTGAGTCCAGTTGTACCTGCACTAAAAGACGAGACACTTGCTGCTATAGCCCCAATCTGATTATTTACAAACGCTGTTGTTGCAATTTGAGTAGTGCTTGTGTTAGTTGCCGCTGTGGGCGCCTCAGGAACGCCTGTGAACACAGGGGAAGCAGATAGCACCGTATTTCCTGTACCGGTAGATGTTGTAACACCTGTGCCACCGTTTAAGACAGGGAGAGTTCCTGTTACACCCGTTGTTAATGGAAGCCCGGTACAGCTTGTCAAGGTGCCGCTGGACGGAGTACCTAATACTGGTGTAACTAAAGTAGGACTTGTGGCAAATACTAACGCACCTGAACCTGTTTCGTTTGTAACAGCAGCGGCAAGGTTTGCACTTGAGGGGGTCGCTAAGAATGTTGCTACGCCTGTCCCAAGACCACTTATCCCAGTTGCGACAGGTAAACCAGTACAACTGGTTAAAGTGCCCGATGTTGGAGTACCTAGTATAGGAGTGACTAGGGTTGGAGTATTTGCGAATACGTTGGCACCAGTTCCCGTCTCGTCCGTAAGTGCTGCTGCTAAATTAGCTGAAGTAAATGACCCTAGTGATGTCGCATTACCAGAAGAAGTCACCGCACCTGTCAAGTTGGCATTTGTTGTGACAGTACCTGCGTTACCCGAAACATTACCCGTAACATTACCTGTAACATTACCTGTTAAAGTGGCAGTGATCGTACCTGCAGAGAAGTTGCCAGAAGCATCGCGTAATACCAGTGTATTGGCCGTATTAGTTGACGCAATAGCCTGACCAACCATTTTAAAGTCCGCTACACCTACTGTTGGGTCGTAATAGGCAAGATATATTTGTCCAGTCGGAATAGTTAAACCAGTAGAAGTAGACGTTTTAAGTACTACAGCGGCATCTGAGCCGTTGGCCACGACATATATATGACTAGCCGCAGGTGCGATAATATTGCGAGATACACCAGGTGTCCCTGAGACACGGATCGCGGCGCAACGTGACTGGTCATACAGACCATCTACGGAGGTTAAAGTGACATTGCCAGAAGTAACATTAATGGCCGCAGTGCCTGCAATGGCATCTTCAATTAAGGTGCCCAAGTTAGTATTAGTCGTATCGCCCCAAGTACCAGACTGTTCACCAGTTGTGATAAGTTGAATACGTAAAAGTGGTGAATAGGTACTTGCCATGGTTAATTCCTTTATTTACTTTAAGGTAGTCGCGAATAGCGAAAACCCTGTAACTGTTACAGAAACGCTTTGTGGCGTGATATCCTCTACTTGCGCCTTTTCAACTGTTTCATTATTAGCGCATTTTACTGCATCTTCTTCATTTGGTATAGCATTTGTCATGTTGGTATTCCTTCCCAATCGGATGGTTGTGCATCGTTTACAGTAGCCCAATCGCTAGGCTCTGCGTCATTTATTGTAACCCATGTAATGGCCTGAGCGTCATTGATCGCGGCCCATAGAGCTATTTGTGCGTCGTTAATGTCAGTCCAGTTCGGGGTCTGAGCATCAGGGACCACGCCCCATACTAGCACATAATTTACCAGTGCTGTACCCTGTACTCCAAGTGGGTAAACAGCTGCCTTACCTGTAACAGATACTGTACCTAAATAAGTAGTACCTAATACTCCCGTTGTAAATACATTGGTTGTTGGGTATGCAACTACAGTACCTAATTGTCCTGTTCCAAACACACCTGTTGGATATACAGCGGCTTTACCTGCGATTGAAACTGTACCTACATATCCTGTTGCTGAATTACCGGTAGCATATACCGTGGCTTTGGCATTAACTGTAGCATTGCCAACAAACCCAGTAGCATAAACACTTGTAGGGAATACTGTAGCCCCTAACGAGAAGGTCACGTTGCCTATTTGGCCGGTGCCAAATACTCCCGTTGGGAATACGTTAGCTTTGGCTACCGTTGATACATTACCTACAAAGCCTGTGCCATAAACACCGGTAGCATATACCTTCCCTTCCGCAGTGACGGAAACACTACCTACATATCCTGTCGCATTTACACCTGTTACTGGGGCGTTTGCCGCTGCGCTTGTTGTTACGCTGTTTAGTAACGCCTGCGCTTGCAACCCTGTTGGGAACACGTTTACTATTGGGTATACAGTTATTACACCTAGCTCATTTACTGTAAATACCCCGGATACAGCGTAGTTAGAATCCGCTGTTACAGTCACTGAATTTAGTTGTGTAGTTCCTAAAACACCGTCTGGAAATACCGATATACTTGCGGTAGCCCCGGTATCGGCAAATGGTATCTCAGCAAATGAAGCAAATCCAAACATGCTTATTTTCTACACTCAAAGCCAAATACAAGCGATATATATTTTTTATTCCCTTCTACTTTAGTTAGCTCGTGCTGCAAAGACGTATCCAAAATAAAACAGTCTTTTTCTTCGTATGCTATTAAAGTTTCATCTGCCCATAATTTGCCCCCAATTTCTGGTTTTTGCAAAAGTATGACAAACCTAATAAGTTTGTAGTCGCCCGGAACTCCATCTTTAGACACATTAGCTCCACCGTCTACGTGCTTTCCTATTTCAACGCTTATTGGCACTGATAATACAAAGTCAGGAGTTATCGAGGGTAGGTATGCACCTTCTTTAGACACAGCGGCGCATTTAGCCCTTATTTCATCTAACCACGCAGGAGCATTTGATATTGTCTGGATTTCAACAAAATTAGGCTCGTCTCCATCTATGATAGAGCTACTCCATATAAGCAATTCTGCTAATTGGCTATCAGTAATAAAGTCTTTAATTATCATTTATTACGTCTTCATAATGTAGCAAAGTGCGTAGTACGGCGGTAGATTTGCATTTGTCGCGCTAACACCCTCTGTGCTGTTTGATGTTGAAACGCTACCTGCTGGCGTTCCTGCTGAAATTGCTGTGTTTGTTACTGAACCTGCCGGCGTAAATGCTGTGCCTGTAAATGATGATGAAACGCTACCAGCAGGCGTAAATGCCGTACCAGTAAATGAAGAGCTAACGCTACCTGCTGGGGTAAATGCCGTACCAGTAAATGAAGAGCTAACGCTACCTGCTGGAGTACCAGCACTAATTGCTACGTTGGTTACTGAACCTGCCGGTGTAAATGCCGTTCCTGTGAAACTTGAACTTACTGAACCCGATGGCGTTCCTGCTGAAGCTGCAACTACTGTAATGCCTGTTGTTACAGATGAAGAAGTTGCATTAACAGCAGTTGTGTTAACACCAATTTGGGTCTGACGAATAGAACCTGATGATGTATTGCCCGGCAAGTTATGGAAGTGTCCGGGATCGGTTACAGTATGGCCATGCGTTCCTAAAGCAGAACCAGTAAATGATGAACTTACTGAACCTGCTGGTGTTACGGAAGTTCCGCTAAATGATGCTGTATGGTTATGTGTTGCTAATGCGCTACCTGTAAAACTTGAACTGACCGAACCTGCTGGTGTTACGGATGTACCAGTAAATGATGAACTTACTGAACCGGCAGGGGTTACGGATGTTCCTGTAAATGATGATGAAACACTACCAGCAGGAGTTACAGATGTTCCGCTAAATGATGCCGTGTGGTTATGTGTTGCTAATGCGCTACCTGTAAAACTTGATGATGCTGTGTGCGTATGGCTTACTAATACCGCATTTGCGCTACCACCTGTTGCGCCAACGGCATAAGTTGAACCTGCGCCAACTACAAATCTATCACGCAAATCAGGAGTGCCATTTAAGCCATCACATAAAACCCACCCGCCAGGAATTGACACTGCTGAACCAGACCATATAATAATGCCCCCTGATGGAAAGGCGGTAGACGCTTGACTAACCCAGGCAGATCCATTACTTGTTAGCACGTTGCCGGTAGCGCCGGGAGAAGTAAGCCCCGTACCGCCAGAACCTACAGCCAAAGTTGCCGAAAGTCCCGCTGCCGTACCCGTTGTATTTTGATTTAACGTAGGAATATCTGCAGCTACCACTGCTCTAAATGTTGGAACCCCTGCGACACCTGTGGGTGCGGCTAAGAATGTATTAGCTGTTTTACTTGCATAAGGATTTAATGTGTCGCCGTATCCAGCGGCTAAACTAACTGCAGGGGTAGCTCCTCCTGAAGATACAACTGGGGATGTGCCCGTAACACTAGTAACCGGAGCTGTGCCACTTGATGCAGCAGTGATAAGCCCTTTGGCATTTACTGTTAAACTTGCATTAGTAAATGAGCCTACATTTGAGTTAACAGTGGCTAGTGTGCCTGTACCCGTTACGTTGGCTGAACCGTTAAATGACCCTGATGTGTAGGCTAAGTCCCCGGTAATGGCGATTGTTCTAGCAGTAGTTAATGTAGCCGCACTGCCTGTCGTGTTTTGGTTTAGCGTAGGGACATCGCCCGCTACGATTGTAGCCATCACAACATCTGTGCCGTTACCGCGTAGGTAGGAGCCGGAAGTTGTTGCTCCAGCTAGCGTGTTCATCGCACCTTGAGCGGTTGTTGAGGCTGTACCGCCGTTGATTATTGCTACCACGCCTGTTACGTTACCTGCAGTTCCAGTTGTGTTTTGGTTAAGTGTTGGGAACGTGCAGTTAGCTAAGTTGCCGCTTGCCGGGGTTCCTAAAGCTGGGGTTACAAGTGTTGGACTATTAGACAACACCACATCGCCTGTACCTGTTGAAGTAGTTACGCCTGTACCACCATTAGCAACAGGTAGTGTACCTGACACCGCAGAAGCAAGTGCTATTTTACCCCAAGCTGGAGCTGCGTTTAGCCCCCCTGATATTAGAGCATTACCTACAGCAACATCCGCTAATTTAGCTAATGAAGTTGTAGTGTCTGCATAAAGTATGTCACCTACCGCGTAAGAGCTTTGGTCTGTACCACCTTGGGTTGCACCTAGTACCCCGCTTGTTACTTGGCTCATTGAAATAGCGATATTAGCATCGGCTAAAGCTGTTAACTGGCCTTGTGCGTTGACTGTAGCAGTTAGTGTTTTGCTTGCAGCGCCATATGATGCGGCTGTAACTGCGGTGTTTGTAATGCTAAATTGAGTGCCAGCTAATGTAAGCCCTGTGCCAGCAGAATAAACCTGAGTTGCACTAATCTGAGTAAACGTAATGTTGGTTGTGCCAAATGTAATAGTACCTACTGTATTGCATACATAGGTTTCGCCAGCGCCGGTATTACCGCTTGTAATAAAGAACGCATCGCCTTCGCCAAGTGCTGTTGGGCTTTTTAGGGCGTAACTATCTGCATCGGTAGCACGAGTCAATACCCAATTAGTAGAGACACTACCCACAGTAGTAACCGTATAAACACCGTTTTGTGCTGCGTTAGTTTGGTTATAAACCAAAATTCTGTCGTTTACAGACGCAACAAATCCATCTGGTGTAAAGGCTACTTGAGTGCCTGCATTAGTAAGCGTAGCGCCTACCCCTGCTGTTCCGTTGTTATAGGTGGCATTTAGGTTGCCTGTACTATCAGGTACTTCGTATTTAACTGGGGCGTGGTAAGTAATACCAGAAGAAACCAATGTATCTACGTACTGTTTAGTCGCTGCTTGCAGTGCAGTTGAGGGGTTTTGTGTTAGGGTTACTGAATCAAGCCCGGCTAGGGTAAGCGTTGTTGCACCTAGTCTAACCGGAGTAGTACCAACAGTGGCAGCTGAATTAGAATCGTCACTAGCGTCTAGCCACACACCTTTTTCAGAAGGGTAGGTTATGAATACGTCTTTAGTACCGGCAGAGAATGTAACGATTGTATTGCTGTTAGACGAGGAAAGAATAGTGTCGCGGGATATGGAATCAGTACCAGAGTTGTATGTACCAATGCCCACTTCCCATTCATTCGTAGTTTGACCCGCAATAGCGTAGTAGGTTGTATTGCCGTTACCAATCGTACTAAATGTTTGGTATGCGCCTGTAGCGCCACCTAATGCAATTGCCCCAGTACCTGTTGATACTGAGGTTTCCTTAACCCGGTCTTTAAGAACTAGAGCCATTTGAGACTCCTATTCTAGGCTATACGGATGATTGCGTTTGTTGCGTCCGCTGTTGGGAATATAATTGTAAAGTCACCGGCTGTCGATGTTTTATCAGAACCGAAATCCAACACCGCAACCGCAGTGTCATCAGTGCTGTTATATATCAACGCGCCGCGAGCAGTGATTGTTGCTGCTGACCAAGTAGTATCCGAGAAGTCAATAAACGCTGTAGTGCCAGATGATGTTGGCACTTGAGATACCGTAAGTGTATTGCCGCCTGTTGAGTAGCCCCCACCGTTAGCTACTTCATTTGAAGTACCTGAATAGGTAGTTGTACTTGCACCTAGTGTTGCTGACGATGTATACAACGCGATTTTATAAACTTTTGTTGTACCTGTGTTAAAGTTTTGTGAGCCGCTCAATATCTGAACTTTAAAGCTCGTGCACATTGCTTGTGAAATTGCCATGTCTTACTCCTAATTTATTAAATGTAATGATACCAGATAATAAGCGTAAATAGTTAAGGCCCAGGAGAAGGTGATTTGACCACCAATCTAGCCATTCCGTCACGCCACTCATCTCTACGACGACGACCTTGCTGCTCAACACCAAGACCTTGAATAGCTTGTTTATAACTGTTTTCAAAGTAGGTAAGAATATCTCCAGGGCCCTTGGTATAGCTGTAGGCCTGGATTAAGCAGGCATACAATAGTGCTTCTGGTGCGTTGATACTGACCCATGTCTCAGGATTCGTGGCAGATAATTGCTCTGGCTTACGTATGTAGCCTAGTTCTACCGTATAACTTTCATCCGGAGTAGGTGCAATATAGAACGTATTTTGGTCCCATACTGAATAAAAGCGAGGAGTATCCGTGGTTGCGCCATTAGGCCAATACTCTTTCATGTACGAGGTATCTCTGAATTCAAGGAAAATTTGATCATTATCCTTAGTCATCATGATATATCGGTGCGTCAGAATGTCGCTAGGAGCCGATAAAAACTTGTTCCCTGAGGTCATGGTACCAGTAACTTCTAATTTAAAGACATCTAAGTCGATATCTCGAAGGATACGGTTCTCTGCCATCAAAATAAACGTATTACACACCGCGTTAGTAAACACATTGGCGTCTACTTCAGTGTAGTTACGAATATTGGTTAATAATTCATCATATGTCATGTTATTTGTACCCTAACTGTACCTACAGAGCCTAGTGCTACGATGTCCTTATCCACTGGATAGGGTCGCATATCTATTGTGTTATTTGCACTGCCAATACTCTGGAATGCCGTGTCTCCTGGAGCATTCACATACACTTGCATTGGTTCTACACGATCCGGACGAGGCTGCTCAAGCGCTTGCGCATCCGCTACAAACTGTAAGGGCTCTAGTTGAGGCTCTTTTGGCTCGTAATCGTCTGGGCAGACCTTAAATCCACGCCAGTTTTTTCTTAATACGTTGTACGGATACCGCTGACCGCAGTAATCACACAATCCATACGAAAACTTACCTGAAGCATATGCCACATTAGTATCCCATTACAGCCGGCACGAAGTAAACGCTTGCCGTATCTCTATCCTCTGCAGCCGCGCGTGCGAACTCTTCTTCATAAATGCTTTTTAAAGCCTGTGTTCGTTCTGGCGTATACTTCAAGGACAAGTAATAAGCCAATCCTGCAGATAAACAAGGCAAGAAGCGGAAGTTAACATCTGCAGTATTAGAATAAACACCTGCATCATCCATGCGTTTAATACGATAGTACCTAAGTTGATACAGATTTGAGGCACTAGGCGTAGGGTACAGGTATACTTTAGGAATGTTGGTACGTTCCACATATAACTGGGCAGGCCTTGCCTGCGTTGATTTATCTGGAATATGCAAGTACTCGGCACGACTAATCCTATCAATTACAATGTCTACAGAAGGGCTTTGGGACAAATCTCTGATAACGGCTGAAAGCACGTTTACAGTATCCGTATCCAATACGACTTCTATTTGACCGACCGTTAGGTTAGCTGTTGCAAGTTCAATAGTCCAAAGGTTCAGGCCACGATTCGCCCACTCTAAAAACATTAGATTGAGTGAACGACGAGCAGATTTAAGCTGATTACCGTTGGTCATTTGCATGCCGCAACGTTCAAAAGCCTCTTCTATAAGCTCGTCGATCTGTAAATCAAATATCGTGGTACCTGAAGTAGCCATTTAGCAGCTGCCACCTTTTTTCATTTTTTTAACTTTACCACCGCATTTCATGCCCATAGCCATGCGTTTGCGAGGACTTACGTCACCGCCTTCTGCCAAAAATACTGGACCTGTTGTTTTACTAGTGCCCTTTACCATCTTGTTTTTAGGACCTTTTTCAACACAACCACCACCAGCAGTTGCTGCACCCATTCCTCTTCCAGCCATAATATTTCTCCTTAGTTATTACTTTTCAGCAAGTTTGTCAATTTTTTCTTCAAGACGCCTAAAGCCGTCATCAAAACGTTCCATGATTTTTTCAATATCTGCCCTAACTTCTGCACGAGTGATATGATCACGCGCTATCTCCTCTCTAGTACGGTTAAGTAAAATACTAAGCCTATCCAGATCTTCAAACTTAGCTTTAAGCATAAAACCCATGATAGCTACCATAAAAGACAGCACGATATTCCATACCATCATTTCCATTATGCAGCGCTTCCATCGTTCTTAATTAGTACGATATTAAAAAACGCACTGGCAGAGTTATTAGCAGCAGAAC